GATAACACAATCGAAACACATCCCATGAATTGTTTTCATTTTGATGTCATTTCGTTTAGGGTTTGTACAAGTACAAATTTCTTTTTTACAGTTTGGGAATGTGTTGAGTTCTTTTCTTAACTCTGAAAGTTTACCAAGTTTAACTTTGTACCCTTTCTTTTGTTCCCAAACATTTCCATTGTCATCCGTCCATCTATCACCGACTTCTCTTTTGACAATAGTTTTAGTCTCACCAAAACCAACAGTGGTTTTAGTTTGACTTTTGTGTGTTCCAGCAACCATCTCTTTGACTGCTTTTACATTTTTTAATTTTTTTGACATAACCGTTTGTTAATACTTTATATAAATATACAAAAATTAATAGAAAAGTCCAAGTATTTGATTAAGTGGTGCAAAAGTACCTGTTAACTTGTATGTGTTACCTTTATATGTAAATACAATACCTTCATTTGGTACTATCTTATTTCTACCACCAATACTATTTAATCGTTCTAATTCCATTTTTAATTTTGCAATCTTTTTCTCATCACCACTCTTGTTTACATCCTTGATAGTTTTATCTAATTGTTTCTGAATGTCACGGAGTGCTTTATCAGGATTTACTGTTAATGCTGATGACATAAATGATAAAACTTCCGCACCTACACCTAAGAATATATCTTCAAATGGTCTAATATTTTGTTTAGCCATTTTAGCGTGGTCTTGTTTGTCTGTCTTCTTTGCCCAATCTAAAGTTTTAGAATCAGAAATATTTTTCTTATCTAATCTAAACTTCTTGTCATAAAATGCCCATCTTTTAACTAATCCCATTTTGGTTTTGTTATCTAAAGTAGATGGTGAGTTTTTATCTACAAAATTACTCCACCATGCTTGATGATAGTCTGCAACTCCATTTGAATCTTTTAGTTTAAATTCTTTTTGAAGTTTACTTACTTGTGAGAAAAACTTAGATTGCATTTTAGACAGTTCTTTAGTTTTTGGTAAATTAATAACAGGTGGACCTTTTATTGTATACTGACTTTGCACATCTGCGTTTACTTGTTTAATCATACCCGCAAGTACTTTTGCGTCAGAAGTATCTGCACCTATTGCTTTTCCATCTTCACCGTATTCCATTGTTCCGTGGAATACTAATAGAGGTTGACCATATGGTATTACGTTTACTGACTCCGGCCATATGACTTCAAGGTTCATAAATTTTGAGCCATCCTTGAATATTTTTTGTCTTTGCGCGTCGGAAAGTTTAGAAATGGCTGATTCTAAGTCTCTCATAGCGAAATTATACGCATCGGTCAACCCACCCCTATTAGCAAACTTATCTGAGACACCTTTAATGTCTAATGCGTTAAGTCCTCTATTTTTGAGGTGTCCTTGATTTCTAGCTGCAATAATACCTCTATCTTTACGATATGATATTGCTAATGCTTGTCCATCTGTTTTTTCTCTTGTAAATTCTAATTTACCATTTAGAGCATTTGAAATGATTGTTTTTAAATCACCAAATGTTAAATTCATTTCGGTATCAAATGGGTGATTCATATGTCCATATGCTCCACCTTCCATAATCATACCTTCATCAAATATATTCTGTGTTCCTACATTTCCAACATAGGAAACAAAATACAGTCTTTGTTTACCAACTTTTTTAGAAAGTACTTGTCCTTCTCTACCTGAACTATCAAGTTCTTTTTTTGCGTTATCAGGTTTTAAATAAAACTTTCTCTTTTGTTTCATTAGAGATGCTTTTTTACTTTTTACTTTCTTCTTTGGTTTTTTCTTCTCATCTAAGAAGTTTTCTTTTTCTTTATTCTTAATCCATAATCCTATCTGTGGACCTTTAATATCTTTAGGTACATCTCTACCACCAACTGATAAATTGAATTTAACAAACTTATCCATATCTTTACCAATTGACTTTCCAAACTTTTTTATTTGGTCATCTGATAAAGATGTTTTGTTTTGCGCGTTTTTATATACAACAATATCATCAGGTCTAAATGACTGAAGTGATACTAAGAATACTATATTATTTTTTTCTTCGTTTGAGTATGTAAGTTTGTTTAATACTTTTGATAATACTACGGGTGAGTTTTTAGATAATATTGATGATAAGAATAAAATATAATCGTTATCATTTGGATATGGTTTTGATACTTTTAGATTTGGAAGTATCTGTTGTGTAAATCCAAGTTTGTCACACATCTCTAAATACTTAGAAGGATTCTTTGCTTTCTTTATAGATTTAACAAACTCATCTCTGATTCTTTCAGCACTTACACCTTTTAGTGATGGGTCACTTTGAAGTGCGTCGTGTAGTTCTTTATCAAGTTTACCACCTGTACTTGCTTGGAATCTTAACGCTCTTAATTTTCTAAGTGGGTCTTCATCAAATCTTTCTGATGCTTTACCTACTGTTCTAATGTTTTTCTTTTTAAGGTCTGCGATACCACCAACTAAATCTACGATTTCTTTTTTATCAATATCATAGAATAATGCGTTGATAGTTAAATCTCTTCTTCTAACATCACCTTCTATATCTGTATAATCAACTGACGATGGTCTTCTACCTTTACCGATATCTTTTCTAAATGTTGCAATCTCATGTCCACCAACCATCACAACTCCGAATGATTTACCAACCTCAACAGTTTTCATTCCTGTGTCTTTTGCAATCTTTAGAACTTCATCAGGTTTTGCGTCTGTTGCTAAATCATAATCCTTTGGTGACTTACCAAGTATTGCGTCTCTTACTGCTCCACCCACTACATAAAGTTTCTTACCATTCTTTTTAAATGCTTTGTGAATTTTTTGAATATCAGATGGTATCTTCAGTAATTGTTTTGCCTCATTTATTAAATCATATCTTTCAATAGATTCTTTTAATGTACCTGTTGTATCTTCTTCTTTCTTAGGTTCATCTGAAAGTACATTATCTTGGTCTTTTGGTTCTAAGAAGTTTAAGAACTCATATCCTAATTGTAATGCAACACCTTTGATATGATTTGCCCACTTTCTGTATGCTGGTAGTCCTTGTAGGTCATCACCATATCTTACTGCTAATGCGTCAAGACCTGCTTTACCTTGTGGAAAGAATGAAACGGGATATCTACCTGGCCCATTAGGATATTCGGTATCTGTAAATGATTCCATATCATCTTCGTCCATAAGATATGTGACAATGTTCCATCCAAGTTTACCAATTACTTCTTCCATCTCAGATTTAAAAGTTTTCATGTCACCATAAAATGCGCCTGGTCCATCATCTACTACACCTTTTCCTAAATTTAAGACAGACGCTTCATCTATTTTATGCAACTCTTCACCCTTTTCACCAATACCCGATGTTACAAAATCATCACTTGGTACAGGTTCTTTTAACGCTGGATTCTTTTTTATTTTTTTGATTGCGTAGTATTCGGCTTCATCTGATGTACCTTTAGAGTCTTTAGAATATATTGAATCTGCTGTTGGAAAATGCATTTGAGTATATCCCATTGAATCCATCCAAGGTTCGTCTTTTTGACTACTTTTCTGAGTTCCTAATACTCTTGTTTTTCCAGCTGGTACATAAATAGTATCAGGTTCACCCGCGTCTGCACCATATAAAGAACCTTCAATCAAACTTTTAAAATTAATTGATTCAAAAAACGATTCCATTACAGATTCAGTTTTTGTTATTTTTTTTGTAAGTAGATTAAATATCTTTGGGTCAAACTTTCCATATACTTTTTTAAAGAATGCTTTCTTTTGTGATTCTTCACCTCTACCTATTCCTTGACGAACTTCTGTTCCTGAAATACCTCTACCTTGTGGTGGTACGATATAAACATATCCGTTGTCTTTCATAGGTAAATCAGTATTTCCTTTGTATGGTTGAAAGTATCTTCCTTTACCCATACCCAATCTACCTTTATCTTTTTCACCAACAACAGTTACAAATGCCGTTTTCTTATCGTCAAACTTTTTTAAAATCTCGTCAGGTCTATATGGATTTTTTACTTGATGTATATTACTTTTTGGGATACCAAACATCTTGGTCATGATTTGAACTTTTTCTTTAAAGTTAAAAGGCGACTTTGGTAATTGTACTTTATTAGAGGTTCCAATATGTACATTTTGTTTACCGAACTTTTTTACCAAATGTTGGTAAACCGCGTTGTGACCTGAATGGAATGGGTGAAATCTTCCAACATAAGTTACTACTGTTTTGTTAGTCTGTTCAGTCAATAAAGACTCTACTACCCATTGTTTAATTTTTTGTCCCATAATAATAATTATCCGTTACTTCCACTAATCTGTAATTTTAGTTGTTTTACTTCAGCAGAAAGTTCTTGTATTGCTTTAATCATTGGTGAAATAAACTCACCATATCTAAGTCCCCAAGTACCACCTCTTGCTGCTCCTATGGATGTTCCTATAGGGTCCTGAGAACCTGTAATTAGTCCTGCGAAATCTGCTGATGTCTTACCTTCGATTGAAAGTGATGAACTGACTTCTTGTGCTATAAGTCCATAATGAACTCTTGAACCACTTATCCAAGTATAACTAATAGGATTAAGATTTTCAACAAAATCTAAACCTAACGATGATGATTCTATATTACGTTTTTGTCTTCTATCAGATGTTTGGATTGTACTATTAGTTGCATAAATATCATCCCATCTTCTAGCCGCTTGTCCATCAGCACCACCCCATCCAAGGTCAAAAGTATTATCTTCCCCTGGCCACCAATGACCGTGAACTTCCAATCCTCGGTGTCTACCTGATTGTTGTGAACCTTGTGAAGTATTCTGAAGTGGAGTTATTGGTACATCACTAACTTCTAAAGAGTTCATGGTTGCTGATGTGATTCTTGCTCCTTTTACGAATCTCATTTCAGTAAGTCGTATACCCGATGGACCACCACCACCCGCTCCCGCGATATTAGAACTCTTATACCACCTAAGTTCTACAAAGAAACTGTATATGGGTTTGTCTATATAATAACCACCCACCAATACTGCTCTTTTTAGAATTCCAGCCATAGGTAAATTTACATTAAATTGGAGTCCACCTGAAACTACTTCTTGATGATATTCTTTTAGTCTTTCACCATCATCAGCATCATATATGTGAGTTTCAAGGGTAAATCCACCACCACCCCATGCACCAACAATACCACCTTGGAACTGAAGTGTAAGGTTATCACCTTCTTCATAGTCACTTTTGTCAAGGTTAATTCGTTCACTTCTAAGACCGAGATAATATAATTCGGAATTTACATTGTAAGTATTATGTGAGATTGGCAACCCGATGTTAATTTTTGGAAAATATGATTGACCTGCATTTGGACCAACTGAGCCTGTTTTAAATGAGTATGCGTTAAAAATACCTAAACGTGTTGTATCAGCTAGAGATGGTAAACCTGTAGAACCACCATCGACAAATCCATTAAACCCTACTTCACCATCTGGCCTTCTACCTTGATAATCTTTGAAATTACCACCTAAATCTGTCCATGATGGAAGAGTTTGTGCCCACGCTTGAGTAGAATCCATCAGTCCACTAACTGCCTTACCTGACATTCTATTACCATCCGTACTTCTTATATATGATAGATAATCATGTCCCATAGACATGGTGTAGTTTGATAAGTACTGAGTGGCGGGGACTGCACTACCTCTTGTGGTATACCATGTTAAGTTACCACTACTAATCTTTCCAATACCATTCCCAACTCCCGAACCGACTTCGTAGTGTGAAAACGTTAGTGTATCACCAAATGTTGATGATTGTAGTTGGTCTGCAATCGCATATCTTTTCTTAAAGTCATGATTACCACCATAAGTACTTGCGTTTCCTGTAGTGTCCCCATTACCTTTTTCCCTTGGACCTGAACCCTTTCCTGACGCGTAGATATCTGCAAGTGCGGAACCTGTTGCCCATGTTTCAATAAGTTTTCTTGATTTAGCACCGTGACTACCACTTGCTTTGATAATATTACCCGATATTTTAATACCCCTTAAGGTTGCCTGATTTGCTGTAATGTTAGCTTCCATATCTAACTCACCACTACTACTTAAGTGGAAAGTTGATGCTGATATTTCTAATTGACTATCTTCAAATCTAATAAATGATGCACTTACTTCACTTGCAAGTCTACCAATAAACACTCTTGGATTAAAGTTATTAGATTCAAATTGTAATCCCGTATTTCCAAATGTGGTATCATTAAGTGTAATTCTTTTTTGTTCGGCGTCTAATAATAAACCTTTACCCGCTCCACTACCTGCATTATTTACTATGGAACCTGTCCCAATTACGAATCCACCGATTGAACCTTCAGTTGCAGTAATTTTACCAACAACGATATCACCGTTAGGTTTAACGTGAATTTTAGAAGAACTAATTTCTATTTTACTATTTGAACCACTAATATATTGAGAATTCAAATTACCCAATACAAATTTATCTACTCTAACATCTGCTTGTGAACCTGTAATTAAAAGTCTTCCACCACCAGGCGCCTCGTTGTCCCAATTTAAGAATGAATTACTACCACTACCTAAGAAGAAATTACCATCACTATCTAAGTAAGATGTAAAATCAGTTAGTGTCGCATTTGCACTTGAGATACCATCGTGATATCCAAATACATTTGCAGTCATTAATAGACCTGCTGGTGCAGGACCTACACCTGTTAAGTTTTCATTTGCAAAACTAAAGTCTTGATTATCTACACCTGGCGGCCCTGTCGAACCTGGCGAACCTGGCGACCCAGGCGACCCAGGCGACCCTGGCGAACCTGTTGCTCCGTCTGCTCCGTCATCACCTTGTAATGCTACTGCGACTGACATTGTTTTATTTAATGTAACTGATGCTGATGTTGCTGTAATTACAATAGAACCACTATATGGTGTAGTGGCGTTTGTAATAGTAACAGTATCACCTGAAAGTGTTGTTGTAATGTGAGATGGTGGTGTTCTTGATATTTCGAAATCATCTGTTACATCTGTTACACCTTGGAATACTAATATGTCTGTACTTGCACCTGCGAATGATATAATATTACCCGAACCACTTAATGGTAACGTATGAGAATCGTTTGTTAAAAATGCTGTTAATGCTGAAACACCATCAGAACCTGCTGCACCTGTTGGACCTGTTGCTCCGTCTGCCCCACCTTCAAGTTTAAATACTTTTACACTATCAGATAAACCATCTTTTTCTACTGTAAGTGTTAGTGGTAAATCAGATTTACTAAAAGATGAGAATGCTAATGCAAACGTTCTTGTACCTGTTCCGTTACTTACAGACCCACCTAACGATGGAGTTGTAAATGTACTTCCACCTGCTTTAGTAATTGCGATATCACTTGTTGCTATTGTACCACTTAAGTTTTGTTGATTTACAGTAAAGTTAATCGATGTTGGTGTCGCACTTGAATCAGAAGAATCATCAAACGCAAAGGTTGGTGAATCTGATATTATGTTTAGTAATTTAGCGTTTGTACCGTCTTGACCAACATTACCTTGTTTTGATTTTGACAGTGACATGGTTTTAACTAACTGAGTACTTGAACTTACTGCAGTTATTGTCAATGACCCACTGTCATGACTCATTCCTGTAATTGAAAATGTATTACTACTTTTACTAAAAGTTACACCCGCACTACCTGTACCACTATATCCATAGTTTGAAGTAGAATCGGTAACACCTTCAAATACAACCATATCAGTTTCAGCTCCTGTAAAGGTTGCTACTGTACCATCAAACGCTGCTGCTAATGTATGACTTTCGTTTGTTAAGAAAGTGGTTACAGCATCAGAACCATCAGTACCTGCTGCCCCATCATCACCATCTGAACCACCTTCTACTTTAAATATTTTTGTTTCGTCTGATAACGCTCCCTTAGCTACTCGTATCGTCAATGGTAATTTTGTTTTGTCACCACTTACTGTAGAACTAAATGTAATAGAACCACTAACCTGTCCTGTATTACTTGGTAGTGTTGTCGGCGCAAATGTAGGAGTTGTTAGAGTGGTTCCACTCGAGTCTGTAATTGTAACATTACCTGCTGCGATAGTACCACTTAGATTTTGTTGACTGATAACAATTTCAATAGTATCATCATCTGCTGTACTACTTGACGCACTTGGGAATGAGAATACTTGTGAATCTGTTGTCAAACTTAATGATAGTGCATTTGAACCTGGCGTACCTGCCTGTCCATCCTCTCCATCATCACCTTGTCTTGCTACAGATAGTGACATTGTTTTTGGTAATACAATACTTGCTGAAGTTGCTGTAATAATTATTGAACCACTAAATGGTGTTGTAGTATTTGTTATTGTTACAGTATTACCTGATGTTGATGTTGTGATGTGTGAGTCCGTAGAACTACTAACTGCGACGGTGTAATTACTTGTACTATCTGTTACTCCTTCAAAAACAACCATATCAGTTTGTGCTCCTGCAAATGATATAATTTCATTAGAGGAACTCAATGCTAATGTATGTGATTCGTTAGTTAAGAATGCTGATACTGCGTCTGTACCATCGGTACCTGCCGCACCTGTCGCACCTGTTGCTCCTGCTTCACCATCTGTACCACCTTGTACTTTAAATATTGTTGTTGAGTCAGTTAAAGAATCTTTACTAACTTCTATTGTTAATGGTAAATCAGTTTTTGCTAAAGACAGTCCTGAGAATGATAAACTACCACTCAACTGTCCTGACCCCTCTGATACTACACCACCTAAGGATGGTGTTGATATTGTTGACCCACCTGCTTTTGTAATTGTAATGTCACTTGTCCCTACAGTTGCATTTAAGTTTTGTTGACTAACTGTAAAATTAATTACGTTTGGTGTTGCAGAAGTATCTGCTGAATTATCAAATGCGTATACTTGTGAGTCTACTGTTACAGAAAGTTGTTTTGCAGTATTTGATGCTGTTGCGTCATTAATCGCCTGTTGTACATCATCACCACTTGGGAATTGTAAAGTACCTCTAATAGTTAATGCACTCGTATTCGGATTCCAAACAAATCTATCACCTAAAGAAAAGAAAGAACCTGAGTCTACATAAAATCCTGTATTACTATTTCCATGGGTTCCTGTTCCAATATACAGTTTACCCGCTTCCATATTGATTCCACCAATAGAACCTGTTCTAGCGATTATACCACCTTGAAGGAATACGTTATCTGTTGCTAATCCAAAGCCAGGATTTGTGTTACCAAACACATATGATGAGTTTGCTAATCCACTCAAATCACCAATTCTTGCTTTTAGTGCTACATCATAAATCCCACTACCTGTTCTTTCGATAATGTCCATATATGGTGTTGATTGGTCATTTGGATTTGCGTTCATACGAATGTATCCTGTACCAATCTTACCTGTAGAAACTAATACTTGACCCTCTTCATAGGTTTGACCACCAATAGAACTTGATGGGTGTTGACCAACAAGTGTGTCGTCACCACCAGCAACACTTTCTGTATGATATCTTGCTACATAAAGTCTACCTGCTACATTATCAGGATTTGAACTATCACCATCTATTGACGATGATTGAACTAAAACATATTCAGTAGTGAATCCTGTATCGGATACTTTCTTTATTAATAATATTTCGTTTTGTGCGAATCCACTTGCGTTTCCAACTGACATGGTCGTGTCGGTTGTACCAACTGATGACCCTGTAATTGCTGTTGAGTTAGCTACCCACAGTTGACCACCAACTGCGTTTACTGATTCTTTTTCAAATGTCGTTGTTGATAAAGTACCTCTAATCTTTACATTCTCAAATTCTGCGAATCCATTATTTTCAGATGATATAATCCATCCTTTTAAGTTTGACGCGTAATCCTTTGTTTGTAAAATACCCTGAGGTTTCATTATCAAATTACCACCCTCGATTGAGTTTGTAGTAATGTCCCATCCACCAATACTTGCAGATACAAATCTTGCGAAACCATCAGGTCTAATAGACGATGATGAGTTTGTTTCAGTTGATGGATTACCTGCAATTGTAGCAGGAGTTCTGATACTGTTTGCTGTAACGGAACCTAATATTGTTACACCGTCTGTAATCGTACCACCTTGTAGTAATACTCTTGACGCTGTTATGTCACCCGCTGCTTTTAATCTTAAAGCATTATCAGATGATTTAATTTCTTCTGTATTGACTGTAAATCCTGCTATGGATGCTGATACGAATCTTGCGAATCCGTCTGCGTCAATAGATGATGATGAGTTTGTTTTAGTAGCAGGTGCTCCGTTTACTGTAGCAGGTGTTCTTAAACTATTTACCGTTAAACCTGCGAGAATGGTTGCGTCTGCACCAATTACGAGTGATTCGTTTTGTGGGTCTAAATGGAATAGTGATGAACTGATTTCAATGTTTTGATTTGCACCACTAATAAATTGTGACCCCGTTGTACCAATAAAGAACTTATCAGTTTTAACATCTAATAAACCACCATTGTCAGTGGTAAATATAAAGTGTCTATCGTCATTGTCACCAATTAATTGTAAACCGACACCATCTAAATTATCTACACCAAGAGTTAGGTTTCCACTACCCGAGTAGAATATAAATCCACCAGGCCCCTTACCTAACGATGCTGATGTTTGTCCTTCGAATCCAACTGATTTGATGAAACCACTACTTGCTCCACCCAACTCAATACCCGACCCGAGTGCGTTTGATATAAAGATTGACCCCGATATAAGAGACCCTTTACCACCTATGAATGTATTTGAGCCAGGAAATACAACGTCTTCTATTAAAACGAATTGTTCCGATACCTCACCTAATACATTTACAAATTCTATTTTTAATGTTTTTGGGTCACCAATGTGTTTTGATGGTATTGTTATACTGTAACTAAAATTAGTATCTGTTGTTACCGTGTTATTACCTAACACCTCAAAGTCAGTATCTAACCCTTTTGATTTTACAGAGGTTCTAACTTCATTTACTTCACCCGATATTGGTTTTATACTTGGTAATGTAATTGTACCTTTTGTTGATAGGTTTTCTGAGTCACCTCTTGATGCTGATGAAAAATAAACTATAGTAGTCGGTATTGTAAAATCATCAGAATATTTGAATGTATGATTATTACTACCCGATATCTTAGTATCTAATTGTATAATGTCACTTCCTGTTACATTTAAAATACTTGCTGTATGAGAAGTTGGTTGTGTAACTCCTCTTTGTTCAGGATATAATCTTACATTTGATAAATCAAGTCTTGCTTCACCATCAATCATTTCACCATTAAATGAAAGTGAGTCTCCTGTATTTCTTTGGAGTCTTGAATCACTACCGAAATTTGATGCGATATACTTTGTGTTTATTACATCTTTTGTTTTTACTAAACCTGGCGTTGCTTTTCTTTTAATCGTTACAGGACTAACCGAATCATTTACAAATCCTGATAAAGGTGACAATGAACCTGAATGGAATGATGATACTTTAACTTGATACCAAAATGCACTTCCACCTGCGTTTTTCGTTACTTCTGTTATTTTATATTCTTTAAATCGGTTTGCACTATTAGTTGGGTCTGTTGAATGGTTTATTCTAAGAATGTATTGTGCGTCATCAGAGTTATTTATACTTTTACTTACATTAAGGAGTACTCCTTGCATTCCATTACCCGTACCAAAGTTTATTTGTCTAAACCCACCGTTTGCATTTTGAGCACCTAAAGTACTTGCACCATTACCTGCTACAGATTTGAACACATCACCACCTGGCTGAGTGTCCGTGGTAACTTGTGACCACGTTAAGGGAAGTAAACTTACTAACTCTGTGACTACAGGACCCGTACCTGTTCCTGACCCAACTCCTAATCCAAGTGGGTCATTACCTGCTACTACTCTTGAGAATGTTTTGAAAGGTACTAAACTTGACGATACTGTTCCTGTTGGTAGGTTTGGTTTTTGAAATACAATTTTTGAAGAAGACTTCGTATCAATTCTTACAGGAATTGTTTTAGTCCACTTAACTACCTTTTCGTTTGTTATACCACGACCTCTTCCACTACCTCGTCCACTACCTACTCCACTACCACTTCCAACTGTTGCTCTTGCTAAACCAACGATTGTGATTGTAGCAGGACCACTTGCTGTATTTTCTTTTGAGTTCTCTCTATCGGTATAAACCCATATAGTAATGAGTATAGAACCATCAGATGATTTTAGATTTGGAACTTCGTGATATATTGGATTACCCTTGGAGTCTTTTACCTCTATTCTAATTTGTGATTTAGGCGCAAGAGTATCTTTATTAGAAACTTTTAATCTAATCGAATTTTTTCCAGGCCCTAAATAGGGTGGAATTTCAGTTATGTTAAAGTAATTTTCAGAGTTTGGACTTCGGTCTTCTATTTGTGCTCTGACCTTATCTAAGTTCTGTTTACCTCTTCTTTTGTATTCTAATGCCATTCATAGACTCCATATATAACTATAAATATGAAACTTTTGAGAACCCGCGCACTTTGCTGATATCTATTATTTGGTCAACCATATCTCGTGTCTTGTCAATATGAGATATTGTGATAATAAAATCAAATTGTGTTTTAAGGTAATCAAATAATAAATATAGAGAATTAAAGTTCTCAGTATCAAGTGAACCGAACCCTTCGTCAATGGCTATGAAGTTTGGTCTTGGTAGGTTTGATACATTTATTAATGCTGTTCTAATTGCTATTGATGATATGAATTTTTCCATACCACTTGTTAATTCGAGAGGCCAATATTCATCACTTCCGTATGCAATGTATGAGTTGATATTTCTACCATCCGTATTCAATAACACTTGGAAGTCTACTATTGGTGATAGTATATTGTTTATCTCTATTTCTAATTTTGGTAATACTTCGGATATTAATTGATATGGGATTCCATCTCGTCTAACACATTTAATGTAATATTCGTATCCGTCATATTTGATTTCCATTTCACGAAGTTTCTCGATTGACTCGTTAACTTGTTGTATGGAATTTTCTGCTAATGTAATCTCAGAGTTGACAGTCATCATTTCACCACCAACCTCATCTATCTTCTCTTTTATAGAATCTCGTGTGAGTTTAAAAGATTTTATCTTTTCGTTTACCTGCTTGTTATGCTTAACTGCTTGTTCTTGGTTCTTTGCTTTCTGAAGTTTAGACTTTAGTTCTTTTAACTGTATATCTAAATCTCTAACGTCTTGTATACACGACTCGTAAATCTTAGACGCAGTTAACCATTCCTTCTCTAAATCTATCTGTTGTTTAGTAAGGGTGTCAAAGTCTTTTAAATCGTTTTTAACGTTAAAACTATCTCTTTCATCAATAAGTTTAACTTTCTTCTCTAAAAGGTCTTTAAAACTCTTCTGTAGACCTTCTATGTCTTTTTGTAATTTATCTGCCTTTTTTACAATAGGAGTATTCTTGTTCTGCACACAATGTTCACAATCATCATCGAAAGTTAATTGACCGATTCCTTCTAAGGTATCTTTTTTATGAGTTATTTCTACATTGATGTTTTCCATCTTATTATCTAACTCGTTGAACTTTTTATCTAATCTATTAAACTTAGTATCTTTCTTTTTTAAGTCTTTAATATCTAAGGTTTTAAGTTTACCTTCTATATCGTTTTTAGATACTTCGATATTTTTAAGTTCTGAAAGATTGTGGTCACACTCTTTGTTTTGAGTATCCCGAACTAATTCTAAATCTTTTAGTTCTTTTGAGATATCATCTACATTACCAATATCCTCAACAGGTTTTAGTTTTCTCATTTCAAACTCTATCTTAGTATTAGTATTTTCTAATTTAAGATTTAGTTCATCTTTTTTAGATTGTAATTCATCCAACGAACCCGTGATACTTGATAGTGTATTTTCTGCTTCAATTAGTTTTGTAGGAAAGTCTTGTTTTTTATATTCTCTAAGTAAAGTATTTAGTTCTCTAATCTCTTCACTTGCGAGATGATATAAATCTTCGAATATATCCATATCCAAAAACTGTGCTAATAATTCTTTTCTTTCCTTTTGAGATTTTTCTATAAACCCACTGTTATTAGATTGTGTTGACATTGCTGTTAAAACAAAATCTTCATATGTTCCAATGTAGTTTCTAATTATTGCGTTTGTCTCTCTACGTTGTTCACCATTCAATGATTCTTTTTGTCCATCAATCATTCTATAGAAATCAACGTCAACTTTTACAGTTCCTCTTTTTGGACTTTTCTTTGCTTTTCTTTCTATGAAATATTCAACACCATTTAACTCGAATTCAAACTTACAATCAAAATTCATTTTAGAGTAATTCATTACATCTTCTGCTCTGATTGTTCTTGAACACTTGTCAAACATACAAAATGATAATGCGTCCCATAAAGTTGACTTACCACTTGCGTTTGGTGCAAAGATTCCATATGCACCTTTCATATTTGTAAAGTCAATTACATTGTTAGTTCCATATGAGAACATATTAGAAAACTCAAATCGTTTTGGAATCCACGTTGAGTTACTTACAATATTTGGTTTTCCAAGTTTATCATTTATATCTTTATTGATATTGGTAACTACACTTAGTTGTTCTTTTGTAAGGTGTTCTGTTTCTTCTAAATATTCTTCGATAAGTTTATTTTGAAAACCTGTATCTCTTACATTTTGTAATACTATTGATTGATGTTCTACATCTCTTTTACGAGTTAAAACTTTTTGTACAGTTAGTTCTTGTACTTGTGCTTGTTTTTTAATCTTTGCGATTAATCTATTAAGTTGTGAAGTCTTAGTATCTTTTACTCTTACCCTAACTCTTGGTTTATTAGGCATATAATTGTCAGATACTATTTTACCATTTTCAATATCAACAGTCACATATCCATAATCATTGTGTATTGGAACAAATTCACTTTTTAGATTTTTCATATCCCAAACTAAGATACCGTGAATAGGATATTTAGCTTCACCGTGATTTTGAACTATCAATGAGCCAGAATATTTGATATGTGATTTACCCATTACCTCGTTGTTTGGTTTATGGATATCACCTAACAATACTAAATCATAATTTTCAAAGTGTGATACTTTTACATTTTGATTCTGTATTACAAATCCGTGTTCAGTTTCAATGTTATCAACAGGACCGTGTAACATTGCAATTCGTCCATTGTTTTTCTTGTAGTCTGTAGCAGGTGGGAATCCTTCTGACTTATCCCATATTGATTTGTGTACAAACGTGTAACCACCGATTCCAACTGCACCTGTATCTTTTACATAGTGTAAGTTTGGATGGTCTAATGCTTTTATGATAGGACTAAGAGCGTCCAATCTTGAAGTATTGTTTAGATTTGCGTCGTGATTGCCAGGAATTACGATAGTTGGTAGTAAGTCTGATAACTTACATAAAAATTCTTGAGTTAAATCAACAACCTCAGGTGACATATCAGTTTTTGCGTGTACGATATCACCTGCGATATAAATGATGTCATTTTCCCTCATTGTGGATAAGATGTATCCATAAAGGTTGGAAAATACCTCACGGTATTCTTTGTGTCGTTGAAGGTTTCTGATATGCACATCTGCGATGTGATATATCTTTCCGATATCGGACACACCGACATCGATATACTTTATTCTTCTCATACGTTAAATAGTTGATACTCCATTAACTTTCTTAAATCAAGTGGTGGTGTATCATAAATTTTTTGGTTTATACGTTCATATCCCATTTCAGATGGGTCCTCATCACCTAAGTCTACCAAATGAGTCTGAATCCCGTAGGACATAAACTTCTTGGACAGACCTATTGCGTTAGATATAGCATCCGAATCTAATACAATATACAACTTTTTTACCGAATTTCCAATTATTTTCTTCTCTAATTTTGATTGTATACTTTTTCCAAACAATGGAACTGCATTTCTTCGTATTGCTATTGCGTCAAATGCTCCTTCACATAAAACCAATGGTATATCCCAATTCACTAAAAGGTCAAACCCTACAATGTCTTTAGATACCTTTGGATTTTTGTGTTTGTATTTTGATTGATAGAATGACCTACCAACAAAAAAGTTTAGTTTTCCATCATCGTCATAAGATGGTATAATAATTTTATCTTCATATTCTCCTGTTTCACAATATCCTATATTATATTTCACAATATCCTCAGGTCTAAGTCCACGTTTTAACAAATAGTTAAGAGCGTGTTTGTACTTAAACGAGTTTGATTTTTTGTAAAGTGGTTTAAATTCTTTTGGAAGTTCAACTTGATTTACCTGTATCTGATTATCGGAATGAACGTAACGGTTTATTCTACTGAATATACTATTATACTCATCCCAAGTTTGTTTAGATACACGAAGTTTTTTAAAAAGGGTTTTTATTGTTCTACCCTTTTCGTCAGATATCCAACAATGCCATGGATTCTTTCCATCAGAAGTAATTCTAATATTTACTTCTAACTTAGGTTTATAGTGGTCTACAAACGGGGAATAAAAGGCATAATTATCACCCGATGTTTTCTTGGATTTACCAAGAACAGACTCCAATAATTCAAGTAATCTATCTTCCATTTAGTATAAACTTACACTAATATACAAAATTATTTTGAATAATCAAAGAAATTTTCCTTTTGTTTTTCCTCAATCCATTCTTGGGGTATTTCTTTTTTAGCCCATTTGAAACCATTCTTCTCACACCATTGAGCGTAAGTAGTTTTAGAACCTTTGTATATTTTACCGTTTGGGGACTGTAAAACAAATCGTAAATCCATCTCAGGATTCTGTTCTCTGATGAGTAAATGTTTCTTTCTGTCCTCGGGTAAAAACCAACCCTTTGATTCAATGTAGATACCGTTTGGTAATTTGAAATCGGGTTTGTAAGTGTGGTGTGTTGCTGGTACTGTATATGATACTTCGTGTTGTTCATATTCACCGTCAATTCCTTGTTGTTTGAGTTGTTCATCTATACGAGTTTCCAACCCACTTTTGTGTCCCTTCATTTTTTGGATGTGGGACCAATTTCCTTTTTTATTCATAACTATTCAAAATCTAATCTAACATCAACTGTTACATCAACATCCTGTCTTTTCTTCATTGGTGAACCCATCTTACCAATCGCAAGTAATTCACCTTCATTGTTATATAATCCTATGGATGTTATATATGGTCTAAACGCAGACCCCGTAACAAAGTCTCTTAGTACATGACCACTTTCGTCACCTGTTAGTCTTAATGTATTATTTTGTGAGACGTTAAACTCACCTCTTCCTATTTCACATAGGATTGATTGTTGTTCTATTTTTTTAGTAGAGTTGTATGTGAACTCAAAACCTTTTCCTGTGTAGTTAAAGTCACCATCACCCAAAAAACAATTTTGATATTTTGGTCTTGGGTCTGTTACTACTATTAATCCCTTTTCATAAAATGTATATCCAACGTTTCTTGTTTGATATGCTGAACCACTGATTACATGATTGTTACTCAGTGATGAAATATTATCTGCTGTAAGGTTTGTGTTATAGAATCTAACTTCATCTATTGAACCACTTGTACCTGTATCACCCATTCCGTTTCTACACATTATCATTACATCTTGTTCATTACCGATTGGTCTCCTAACATGAGTAGCGGCAAAATCATCAAGTTGAACTCCGTCAACGTAGAATTTCATAGTCCCACCATTTTGTCCACCTGTATGATTTACAATAATATTATGCCATTGATTGTCATTAACCTTTGATGAGGTTACTATGAGTTGACTTCTTTTATTTTCTCTTCCATCAAAAAATTGGAATTGTAATTTACCATTTAACTCTCCCGCTAATTGATTATATACACTTATTTTAAATGGATATGCAGGTGGGTCAATGATTTGTCTTGAACCGAAAACGTTTCCTCGTTGTATTGAACTTGGATTGTAATCAAGATATGGATTATATTCTTGACCTGCTTTTGCTAATATTATATTATTATTTCTTTCTAACATAGATTGACTTGGTGGTAGTTTAATCCATGTTGATATCGACCAATTTTCAAATGAATTAAAGAAGTCGGTATTACTACCTGCGGCAGGTATGTAAAGTGATGATGATGTTTGTAAGAATCCACCATAACCACTTGCTGTTGCTTCACCTGTTGTATCTATTCCATTTACTATGGTTACATTTTTACATTCAAGATTATTACCAAATGGTCCTTCGTCTTTTTGAATTTTATAGATTGTATTGTGTGGATACTTATTAAATCCTAAATAGAATTTTAAATATTTGTCATCTACAAATTTAGTGTGGTCTATTGCTGTATCATATAAAACACCACAGTTATTATCAAACTTTGATTCACTTAGGTGTAATGAAGCAGAACCTGCTGCTCTTGAAAAGTCTGAGATAGTTACTGATTCAGGTTTGATTCCTAAACCAAATTTATTTTGTGGTATCGAAACAATTGATGCTGTTGGATATAAATGTTTATCCCCATAATCCTTAAAACATACTGAGTTAAGTGTACTCCACATAATTTTCTGTGGAACTTTATTTAAGTCTCTTGAAATTGCACCTGAACCTGTTAGGATAGTAGTATCATATTCAATACCTTGGTGTTTTGATTTAGAAACTTCTAACTTAGTATTAAATGGGGATATTGCTCTAAAAGTAGATATCTCGAATGATGACGAATAGTTTACATCCGTTACCTCATATCTTTTATGAGCTTTGTAGGGACGTGTGGTTATTCCCTGATTGAATATCCTTTTGAATACTTTTGCCATACTTCATCACTAATTCTTAGAAATCTAATTTAACCTTGACCAATACTTCGTTTTGGAATGATTTCAAAATTGGTTTAGAAAGTTTAGCGATTGCGAGTAATTCATTATCATTGTTATATAACCCAACACTTGTAATATAAGTTTTTGGGTCACCAACGAAAGTTGATTGATTCAATCTACCCTCTGAACCTGAAATATAAGTCGGGTTGTTACTAAAGTTATATTCACCATTCTTAGCTCTAACAAAGTAGAAAGTTGATTTAACTTCTTCTTCGTTTCTTGCTTGGAATCCGTTTGATGTACTATCAACTGCTGAACCACTAATTGCTTCAAACAATCTATTATGGTTTTGATTATCTGCTACAGTTCTTACAGTTCCTAATGATGATGAATCATCAAGTGCCGCTGCACCTAATATGATTATACCATGTTGTGGATAAACTTCACCAAATATTTCTGTTGAGTTTTGAATACCACCTGTAAGAGAACCTGATACTACATTGTATTTAGTTTGTCTTGCGTTACCTGCTTGGTTAGTGTCACCACTATCATCAATTAGTCTTAATAGTTTTTTACCACCTGAACCTGAGATACACAATTCCCAATTGCCAGGGTCTAATCTATCTTTTAGTCTAGCTCTGTTGATTGCGATTGCGTAAATATCATCTTGGTTTCTATCTTGCCATTTGAAGAATTTTTGGTTAGACGGTAACAAGACTTGTTGCATTTGTGAGTATATTGCAGATGAAGGTGAATCTTCATTTGTTCCTGCCGAACCACTACCTGCGTAGTGTCCGTATGCTACTGAGAACTGAGGTTCGTTTGTAGATACTGATGGAAGTCCGTTATATACTTCATAGTAATATGATTTTTGAGTATTTGATAAGAACGATGATGTGTGGAATACAGTTAGTTCACCACTTCCACCTGACCATAGTCCTCTTGTTACTCTCTTAGTACCACCTTCTACTACATCTTCAGTAGTAAAGGCAGTATAAACTTTTCCACTACCATAATCATATGCTCCTGCTGGAACGATTGGAGTGTCATTTGCTGCGACATCATCATTTAGTATGACATCAATTGGTGATACGTTTACTCCACTACTTGGTCCTTGACCTGAGGTTGGACTCAAAATAGATGGTCTTGGTGCTACCTGTGGAGTAACTGATACGTTTGATGCTCCACCACCATTTTGAAGGTTTTGTGATATTACGTTTTGTCCACCATTTCTTGGACCATTAAGGAACGGCATACCATTAAATCCATTAATGCCAGGAAATCCACCTGGCGGTGAATTGAATCCACCGTCAAAGTATGAGTTAGGTCCACCGAATCCGAAGTTGTTTAAAAATGCCATAATTTATCTCCTTATTCGTTTACCTTAGGTGTTACCGTTACATCTAACTCTGCTCTACCACCTGTTTCATTACCAATAATGATAATTCTTGTATTGGTTGTTTGGTTTGTTGGTAGATTGTTTGTTGGAGTGAATATAAATGAATTCAATCCTGTTACTGCTAATGCTTGATTAGTAGCATATGAATTGATATTAATAATAGGTGAAGTTGTTCCTGGCACTCCTGCGTTACCACTGATTGAACCTACATCACTATTAAGTAATATTGCTGTATATCCTAAATTTTCATTACCACCATTCTTAGTAGTTACGTTTATAGTACTTGCTGTTCCTTCTTCTGCTGAAGAGATAGAAGTTACCGATAGTTCTATAAATGGTAATTTTACCGTTGATTTCGGTAATGATAATAATTTGTATTTCATTAAATATGAATCGTCAGTAATCGCCTCCAAGATTGGCATATTTTCAATAACGATTCCATAGTAGTCACTACCTAACGAGTGAGCAGGATTCCAAAGGTCGTAATCGACCTCATCATCCGCTAATGCGAATTGGGTAATTGAAAATTTGTCTCTACCTTCCGCGAGTAATTCTCTTCCCCTCTTGGTAAGGATAGCGTCTACTGTTACAGATGAATTGTCTAAAAATCCCATAGTTGTTTTCCTCTTTTACTTATATAAATATAGTTTTTTTTATTTTTAAATCATTTTTTTGTTTTTAACCACCTCTATTCGAAAATAATCCACCTGACCTACGATTTCTTTGTTGTTGAAAAATATCGTCTAACGGTCCATTTGTAGTAGCTGCTGCTCCAAATGTTGAGTTATTATTTACAGGTGGTGGTGGTCCATATCCAAACGACACATTAGTCGTTGGTGGTGGTGTAGAACTTATTCTTGGTGCACCACCATTTCTATAAGCTCTTGCCGCTTGTTTTCTCGCTACATTCTCAACTGCTCTTGATGTAGCGTTTACGTTTAACGTAACATTCTTTTGTGCAATTCCAACAGACGGAATAAAACTAAATGATACTTTTGTATCATCGCCTGGTATTTTCCCAATAGGTCTTTTTCTTCTTTTAGGTAATAATGGTAGTGCTGGTGGATTTCTAAATAAATCGTCTTCAATTGCTTTATCTATTGCTTTTGATGTTGATTTACTTATAGTTTCCACTGTATCAATGTGTTTTTTAACTGATACTAAATCCTCAGATTCCATAACATTTATTACCTTTGTTGCTCCCTTTGAATCAAGTTCAACTTCTTTTGTAGTACTTACTACGATATCAGTATCACTAACCTGAGTTACTTCTATTACAGGACTGTTGTCAGGAGTATCCGCTGAATTTGCTGTTAAAGATGTACTTGATATTTTACATCCTAAATAGAATAAGTTATTTAGATTACCTGTCAATCTATCATCTTGAACTCTTGCAAAATGGAATGACGCGGAACTTGCGAACTCAGGACCTTTTGATGCACTTATTTCGTTTGTGTAAAAATATCTTGGTTCCAATGCTGTTCTTGAAAGTCTTGCGTCTAATATAGTAGAACCTGTTGGTGAGTATTCCCAATATGGATTTGTATCTGTAAAGTAATCACCTGAAGAACTAAGTCTTTGGATGTCGGTGTATTTGTAAACAGACGGTTTAAATACATCTTTGGTTATACTACTTGTGTAAGTTAAGTAAGAACCTGATATTATACTTAACGTTGTTACTCCACTACTCTCATATTGATTTTGTGTGAATGAGATTCCTTGTGGTCTTAAATAATTGTTTCTCTCAAAAATATGTGGTTCAACTAAAATACCTTTATGCCAATCAGCTCTTGCTGGAACTAACTGTTTCATTGAATCAAAGATAGACATATCATATCTTGATAACATATCTAATTGAATCTGAAGTGCGGTTCTTCCTGTATATTTTTGGAAATAGTTTCTTGCTCTAAAATCTAATAAATCATATCCGTCATTATTTCTAACATCAGTATCACCAACCAAATCACCTGCGTCAAAGTAACCTTCAGACGCGTAGATATCAAAGTTGACTGTATCTGTTGTAGAGAAATAAGTTCCTAATAAATTAGAATCAAGAGGCGCTTCATCGTATTGACTTTTTTCATTACTAACATCAAATTGTAATGGACCTCTTAATGATGAAGATTCTATTCTTACTTTCTTATTTGTTAAGTTTAGTGCTCCAACAGATGGAATAGAAACAAACTGAGTATCTACTTCACCTGATAATCTTGATGCGTCTGCTTGTCCAAATCTATCAAAAGACGCAGATAATATAAGACCCGTTACTGATGAGGTAAACTGTTGATTAGGATGTCTTGATGATATAGAACCACTAATGTTATTATATGTACTATCAGGGAAAATTCTATATAGAAGATTCTCATATGATGTGTCGATATCTAAATCAGTTGTATTATCATCAGAATAATATGCGTCAGTATTTGCTGCGTGACCAAGTATGACTTCGTTTGATAACTGTTTTTTGTAGTATCTTATTTCTTGGATACTTGATGTAGTATTTCCCGCATTAGTAAATGGTATAGAAATAGACGCACTTCTACCTGTTGGTGATGTTGGGTTCCAAATACTATCTATGCTACTATCATCCCAAGACGCAGTTGGATTTGCTAATGTGAATCCCCAATCGTCAACCCATGCTGAGTTAAGTGTATATCCACCTGACCCCGATGATATTGCTACTATAACATTTCTTTCTTGTTTGTAAGGAACATATGGTGTTGATGCTAACGCTCCACCACCAACATAATTAACAACCCATCTTGCTTTTCCCGTTACTTGGTTATACTCCCATTTTAAATCATAGGTGTCGGAAATATTATGTCTCATGATTGTGTGATTACCCTGTGGTAGTTTTGCTATTATTTCAATAGTCTTTGGTCTATGACCATTAATTTTATCCCATGGGTTCTCTGAACGACATGCTCCGTCTAATTGTAGTTTGTAGATATATCTTTCGTGTTCGTATATCTCTTTAGTATCTTTTATTCTTGGTCCACCGTACTCTCTAATCTTTAAGAATGCACTTGGAACACCATAAGAAGATATCAATGTTTTAAATGAACGTGCAGTACCTTTACTTTTGTATATTCCTGGCACGTTATTTAATAATCTTCTCCAAGTTTCGTGAACAATCTCTTTTGTTGGTTTAGAATATAGAGAACCTGATTGTATTGGATTACCTGTTTGGTCAACTCCGAATTCGTATTTCCATAATGAAGTATCGGAGTATCCATTAAATAGTTTCCAACCAAATGAGTTTGTAATAACCTCAATCAAATCCTGTGCCATACCATCTTTAGGATGTTCTTCTCTATCATTGATTTGAGTAATTTCTTTTATGTAGTTGTAGAATATATCAAAATGTTGACCTAACATTTTTACAAACTCAACATACTCTTCGTTCTTTTCATCAAACGCTAAATTAGCAGGAATCATTTCTGTTAACTTAGTATCATTTAATGCGTCATATGCTTTTGCTGTCTCAATTGTATTATTAAACCAACTTGTACCGTTTGATGATGTCAAGTCATATAACGTATGTGGGTTCTTTAATTCTTTTGGATATGGGTCTATTACAAACTGTGACGAACTAAAGTGTGTATATAAAGATGACTCATGATTATAGTACATCCAATATTCAAAGTCATCAAACCCACCAATCAACGCGTCTCTTCTACTTGTTGATGATGAAATGTTTGTTATTGCTTCAGAACCACTTACTCCTGTTAAAGTTTGGATTCTCGTGTTGTATCCTTCTACAAGTTGTAGTTTGTATTTAAAGTTTCTAACTCTTTCTTCTGCTGATGAAAAGTGAATAAAGTTTTTTAAGTCAGAATAATCTATATTTAGTGTTACGTTTCCAAGTGAACCACTGAAAAACTTATCTACGATTTGTTGTCTTGTTGGTAGACCTGCGTCTAATAAAGAATCCCAAGATTCGAACTCACCTGCTGCTCCTTTGTTGTCACCCAAATCAATGTTGAAGTTTGGATTTGAAAAGAAAGGAATCATATTAGGGTCTTCGAGTCCCTCGTATATGATTATATTATCTATATACGGTTTTACTAATTGTAGTGAGATATCAAGTGTATCATTAACATTTATAGTTGATGGTAATTCTTGACTTAGTTTAACAATTACTTCATTTACAGTATTTAGATTAAGGTCAAATGCATTATATCGTACATCTAATGCGTTTATGTTTAATGACGAGTAAGTTGGTTGAATAAATGCGTCTCTCGTCGCTTGGTCTACATCAGATGGTAATTCTTCTGGCGATAAATACGTTTCATTTTTTCTTAACCAACTTAAAGATGTGTCTGCGTTTCTGACAAGTTTAAATCTATCAAAAATACCTGTTAATCTATATTTTGTTATAGGGAAGAAAGTGTTACCACCTTGAACAGTGTCATCTAAGTCAACTTCTGCAAATGTAACAAAGTCTGTTGTATTGTCGTCACCAAATCCTGTTTCTAATGGTGTTTGTGTTACGGGGACAAATATTGTATTTCTATTAGAGTCATTAACACTCGTGTCACCAACAGGAAATGGTAGTGACGCGGAAAAGAGTCCACCACGTTGTCCCATAAACTGTGCATTAACAATTGGATATAAATTGTTTGCTCCAAAGTTTAATTGTGCTGGTAAAAATGTATCATCACCTGAGAATGTGTTCCCCACAAGACCATTTGGTGTACTGTATAGTTGGTATAGGTTTGATAGACCGTTTATGTTTGAGGATTGGATTTTTACTTCTTTTCTGTTTGGTGAAATCTCTGTTATTTTCAATCCTGATGCTGCTTGGTGTAAAAAGTTATACACCATTTTATATGTACCACTTTTGTAACCACCATCTCTTATGTCTTGACCTGGCCTTATGAAAAGAGTTTTATTACCAACGTCACCGACTGTGTTAAATGGTAAACCGGCTCTACCACCCAAGTACGCTCCTTGTGGTGTATAGTAATGAACTTCTAAGTTTGGTGTAGTAAATGATGGAATACCTGTGATGTCTTCGTCACTTAAAACAGGGTATGTTGCTCCCTCTGCTATTAGTGCAACATCTTCAGGTGAAAACACCTCTCCGAAGATAGGTTGTTTACCATTTACTTCATCTTCATTAAAAAATCTATCTAAAGGCATTCTTTAAGTCCATATATTTTCCCGTATAAGTTTTTTCTCTCATACGTTTGTTAACTTTAGATGCTGTCATATAATCGTATCCTGTTACTTCATATAGACCATCTATAATTTCTTTACATCTCATGTCTTTTGGCATATTTCTTTTTTCTAAAGTTCTACCATTGACCGTTTTGATACTGTAATTGTAATTCTTTATTCTTGTGAACTTACTTAACTTAGAAGGTCGTTGACACTTTTTTCTAAGACCAAGATGTTCTGTCCAAAGAGTTTCACAACTCCACTTTATATCTATAAACATTTTAGATTCAAATCCCATTATCATTGCTGTATCTAAAATATGTTTTAGTTTTGTATAATCTTTTACTTCGTTTCTTAACACAATATCCACATCCATTGTTGGGATATTTGCTCCATAAATATTCTCTGCGAATGAACCAACTAAATATACTCTATAGTCTGATAAGTCAACCTCTCGGTTGAATCTATTCCACCAACCCCTAAACGTGTCAAACCTTGGTTGTTCCCAAGGTGTGAAAGTTTTTATATTTCCGATTGTAAATTCAAACATATCATATACTCATTTATAGATAATTCATAGTAAAGTTTCGGTCAGGGCCCGAGTCTGTGTTAAATCCATATGAATCGTATCCACCTACTCCAATTGGACTTCCGTCTTGGGTGTTACCACCTGTACCACCACCACCTTGACTACCACCACCTGTAGAAACTACTCCACCTGTGGTTCCTGCTGAACCTGCTGCTGCTTGTCCTGTTGATGGGTTGGATGGTGTACTTGCAACACCACTTGATTGGAATCCACTTGACGCTAAACTCCCACCACCTGTTGCTCCTGCGAGTGATGTTCTAACGTTTGCGTTTGTTCTGACACTAACACCTACAAACTGTAATTCAGATATAACTGAATCAGTACCTTCTAATACTCTTCCTAATCTAAACCTTTCGGGAGTTGTTGCTCCACCATCTTGTGATGTAATATACACTTTAGAGTATGACGGAAGTGGTGTTCCTACAGGTACCTGTGCTGGTTGTGGAATCTCATAGGAGACAATCTGTCCCCTTACGTTTCTTTTTAAGTCTCTATCTACACTCATTATCTAATTACCTTAAAGTAAAAGTTGTCATCGTAGTATCTTACATTACCACCTTGGTCAACTCTAAAACAAAATTTGTAAAATCTTTCAGGTTGTAATCCGTTGAACCAAAAGTTAAAGTAATTACCACTACTATCACAACTCAACTTTGTGTAGTTAGTATCAAATGGAACAATGACTTGTTCTGTTTCTGCGTCAACTACTGAGTAATATGATGTGGTTGGTAAATACTTTACAGTCTTCAATGGACTTGTAGAGAAACTTCTGTTAGGATATCTCTCTCTACCAAATACTCTTATTTTTCCTTTGGATGATTCTTTATATTCTGTTTGTAAATTTTTAACATAAAGAATTAAATCGTCACCACTTAGTGCGTCTAACGACCCTGTATCGAATGATGAGTCGTCCCACCTTGCTTCTAAGACAGGTGGATATATTGTATGTGTATCAGTTGAGAAGAACTTAATCTTACCAAAGTTGATTGTTGAATTCTCATCTGTTTTGGATTTCTTAATTATGAATCCGTTGTTTGTTCTTGTTCCATCAATCCATTCTGATACATAATCAGTTACTTCAACATTGATGTTATCAGTATTTCTGTTAAAAGATTGATAGTAATGCTTCCCACTTCCAAATGAAGAAGTAAACCATGTACCACCACCTGATGTTTTACTAAAATGTGCGTCATATTTGTTATCATTAAATCTTGCACTTGTTGTATCGTGGTCAAACGATTTTATTAAAATATTATCTAACGATGCACTTGCTTGTAAGTCACTACCACTTGCATAGTAAGACCATCTAAATAAATGTTGCCCTGATTCTCTTGCTTGGAATATAATTCTTTGAGTCATACTTGATGTTATGTATCTTGTATAACCTGTAAAGTCGTTTATGTCTACCAATCTACCCGTTGGTGTTTGTACTGTAAACTCAATACCTAATGGACTACCATCACCTCGTGTATCAGGGAAGTTTCCTGGCACTATATCAAAACTAGCTGTATAGTTTGCGTTTTCTTGTAGAGTAAACTTTCTGTTTAGTGTTGCTCCACCAAACTTTGACGATGTCATAGTCAATGTATTGTTCAATACTTCTGCTGAACCTGTAATACCATCTAAGTTTTGAATCCCCTCATTTATTATATAAGTTGAAGGTAAGTCAGTTAAGTTTGATGCGAATTGGTCAAACACTAAAGTGTTAGGGTCGGTTGTTGTGTAAAGGAAAAAGTTATCTATGTTTCCTTCTGACCCGTCTGACCCGTCTTCGTCAAAATATGTAAACTGTAATTTGTGAACTCCTGGCATACTTGCTGTAAATGCCATTTTATATGTTGCTGTTGATACTAATGATTCTTGGAACCCAACGATGTCTGAGTTTAATCGAGACCCACTTGGATTGATTACATTGAAATCAACTCCTGTTAAAGATTCTCTGTTAAAATCAAATTGAATATTGTATACTGACCCCGAGTCTAATGATGATGATAGATTTGCTGTACCACCACTAAAATCTGATGCTGACATAATTAATCTACCACCCGATACAAATAGTAATGGGTCATCTCCGTTTGTACCTTTTATCTTATCAACTAATTCAAAGTTACCAACACTTCCTGCGAAGTTGTAATATGCGTTTAACGAACTTAGTGTGTCTGCGTTTAATGCTTTTCCTTCTGTAGAGTTGTCTACGTCCCATTTAGAACCACTGATTCTAAATACCCAATTTGATGCGTGTTCACTCTTTGGTGAATCACTAAACTGACCAAGTCCTTCATTCCATGATTCTTTTAGTGGGTATACAAATAAATCAAAGTCGTCTTGTAATTCTGAACTTTCTATATTTTCTAATCTTAGTCTATATTGAGGTGACGTAATTGTTCCGTCTGCTACAGAGGATGATATTGGTGTCAAATCGAAACCAAGAAGTATTCTACTGTTTCCAACAAACGTTATGTTGTCGTCACCATAGAACTTACCTACTTCAAGAATTTGGTCTTTACCTGTATTCTGAAGTTTCAGGTTGTCCTTCTCGTAGATAGTGTTGTCTTTATTTGGGTATATTCTATATATCATTTTTCACCTCTTAAAATAATGGTACCACTCTACCTCTAATGTCTGTATCAGGATATTTAACCTCAAATATAGACGGGTCTTTAGGTGGATAGATTACACCATTTCTTGTTGCGTATTTCATGTCGTATCTTCTCGGTGAGTAGGTTCCACCATACTTGTTGGTGATTTGTAATCCACCAAGTCCATCTTTGTCAGGTCTTACAACACTCTGTACACCATCTACATCATCTAACATGACATATACATCCGACAATAATATCGGTTGATTTATTTGTTGGTTGTCTACTTTAAAATAATCTCTTAATTTACTTATACATTTTAAAAGTATTTCATTTGAGTTGTAATTTGGTTTTACTACTATCTCGAAATCGATTCCTATATTTACAATGTATGCGTTTTTAATATTAATCGCATCTGTAAGTATTCTATAGAACGATAAATAATTCGCAAGATTTTGTTTTGTTGCGACATTTAGTTCTGTAATGTTTTTGTTTGAGTCATATCCTAATACATAAAAGTTTATACCAAGTGGATTGGATATTGGATTAGGACCATCATCTAATGATGTCTCTATTTGAAAGTCAGGAGCGACAAATGCTTTTGCTACCGAACCAAATTGTGGTGGCATCGCATAAGTTCTAACTACATAGTCTTCTCTTGTTACTGACCTGTTCTGTGCTCCGAAATATGCTTTTGCATTTTCTCTTACTTCATCAACAGTTTCTTCGAACTTACCACCAACTGCGGCTGCTTCGTTTGACATTGCTATAGAGTTTCTTGCTTGATTGTACAATGATGTATCAAGTCCTAACGTTGATGTTTCGATTTGAATGTTTCCAATTTGTGTTAAATCATTACTTGGAACATTATCTGATACACCTTGACTTACTCTATATGTAACTGTTAGTGTTTGGTTAGCAGGAGCTACTCCATATGTTTTAGAATACAGAAAGTTTGATGGGTCTAAACCTTGATTTAAGTTACCACTTGCATTATATAATGCGGACCCAACATTGTCAGGGTTAGGAAGTAGTTCTTCGTCTGCGTTTGCAGATATACCTGCTCCAAACTGAATATGTATTTCACCATCGTCTGATACTCTTGTGATGTATCTCTTCGGTACTTTTTTTAATTTTAGTAACGAAGGTGTATCAGAACTATATGCTGAATACTCTAATGAGTACTCTTCAGTATTTGGAGTTTCTTCAAATACGGTGTCTTGACCAAGGTAATCTACCTTTGTCCAATCCTCACCGTCATCATCAGATATTTTGATTACATCTATAAGACCGTCTTCGTCTTGTAATCTAATTTTATCATATATCTTTGGGGTACCAAATGTAAAAGTCTGTGTCTTTTCTTTACCACTTGTTGCTTTTACATACTTCTTTAAAAGATATTTAATTGGTTCGTTGTTGTTGTCATCAATTTGATAAACAGAAACTTCAGTCGGGTCGAATGAAGATGAATAGTTAAATCTTACTTTTTGATTTGTACTAAACTCAACCTCACCGTTAGATTCCGCGGTTACTGTCGCTCCTTCTTTAATTGTAAGAGCGTATCTCCAATCGGGTCTAACACTGTCACCACTTCCTATTGAAGGTACTATTTGATATACACTTAAGGTTGTTGTAGCAGGTACATTTAGTTTTGGTTTGTAACCATATGCTTGTGAGATTGTAAATATATTTTTCTTTTCCTGAGCTTCTTCTAATAAAGATTCTCTTAACTGAACATCAGTATAGTAAGAAAGTACGTCACCAACATATGACGCAAGTTCCAATATCATCATACCTGGCGATGACTCGTTAAAATCGTTATATGTTTGTGGGAAGTAAGTTTTTGTGAAGTCAACAAGATTATTTCTTATTTCTCCAAAATCCCTTCCTAAAAGTTTTACTTCCTTTTTTATTTTGTCTGCCATATTCTAACCCTATGCGATTGAAAGACTACCCTGTTCATCTACGTTTACTATAATTATCTGATTTGCTCCACTTTCTCCTACAGAAAACGAAAAAGAAATATTAATTCTATTTTCATTTGGTAAATCATCTACTATAATTTCTTTTATATTAATGTAAGGTAACCAAAATTCTATATCCTTCTGCAATCCCGCTTTTAGATTGTCAAGTAGGTTTTTTGTTATATTTTCAAACAAGAAAGATGGGACATCAGTTCCAAATAATGGTTGAAACGGTCTCTCACCTTTTCTTGTTAATAATAAGTTTTTTAAGTTAGATAGTGCCTGTTCTTCTGTCGTAAACGTGCTTGCGAATATAGGAGTCCCACCCAATGGTAATGGAATACCCACACCTATGTTTTTCTGTAGGTCTAATGGGTGATACTTTTTCTCTTCACGTTTTCTTGACATTATACTCTACCCTTCTTCGTATCTATTGCTTTCATTAACTGAGAATAGTCTCTTGTTAATGCGTTACCAACACCTGAGTTCATCACTGCGTTTACATCAACTGCTCTACCATCAGAATCTTGTGTTGGTATCATTGATTGTTGTGTTGGTTGATTACTAAGACCCATCATCGACGCCATAGTTTGTCTATCCATACCTTGAGCATGTTGTGATGTCAAGGTTTGACCACCCATGGTATCCCAAGTGTCTACTGTTTCGTTTAACAAATCAGAAAACTTGTTACCCTTGAACTTGACCTTTGGTTTTTTACTTTGAGTTTTAGTTTGAGGCGTACTCATCTCTTTAATAACAGATTCTCTGATAGTTGTTTTTTGTTTTTCAACTTCCTTACGAACCTCTTCTTTTATTAAGAGTTTTAACGCTTTTACAAATTTATTAGTGTCCATAATTGTATTTGTTTTTATATAAATATGATTTAATTAAATTATTATTACGACCAAGGTGAAACTGTTGTACCAATTGTGTATGTTCCTGTTCTCATATACACGTCAACAGCATTTGAAAACTTAGTCGCAAATATTTGTCTTGATTGATATATGGGGGACACGGGGGTACCCCAAATAGTTAATAATGTTATCTTTAACGCTCCTAATCCTGCTGGTGGAGTTGCTGCTGTTGCTCCCGCCGCTATCATTCCCGCGGGAAATTGAGCAGTATACGCTGCTAACCAATCTGCAAACATTAACATAAGTTTACCGTTTGGTGCACTTGGTATTGCACTCGTAGCAAGATTTGCTTTAAATGATTGGTCCATTGGTGGTTTACCATTGACTGCATATATTATTGGATTAGAATAGGAAATAATTGCCTCACCTATTGTTTCTGCTGCGGATTCATATGTGGTTCCATCATCTACCGCATTAAAATAATTTAAGATATCGTTTTTTAAATTTGCTTTTATTAAAGGCATTGTAACTTCCTATTGACTAATCTTAGCTTTAAGTGCTGCCACTTTAGATACTGCAGGTGCTAATGGACCTGTAGGACCAACGGGTGTTGGATACTTTCCGTCTGCTATTATTTTTAGTATCTCTAATAAGTCATCTAAATACTCATTTAGTAATAACTTATATCCACTTGTACTAATAGCAAGATTATCTTTAGACGATAGTATAATTGATTCGTCTCTTGCGTTCAAATGAATTCTACCCGAGTTCATGAAGATACCTTTATCACTATATCCACTTGTCGCAGATATTGGTGGTAAAGAATTTGGTGTTGATAATTTTACAGTCTGTCCCGATGTTAAATAAATTGACGAATCATCTTTATCAACATCTTCAATAACAAATTTATTCCAACCACCTTCTTCTTGATGGTTTCTAATTATTGTTATTGGTTTAGTTGGGTCACCACTCCAACTTGGGTCTTTTGATGTACCTGCTCCTGACGGTGTGTGACCAAGTCTTATTGATTGACCATATCTACCTTCTATCAAAACGTCACCACTAAATGGTTGAAGTCCTGATAAGTCTTTTACTTCATCAAAACCTGCTTCAAATTCAAAATCTTTTTCGTTATTGGATTCAGGATTACCTGCTGCTGCTTCATCGTAACCACTTGACCCACCTTTACCTTTTGATGCGGTTATTGACTTTGGTAGTACATTGTGGTTTATATTGTGTTGTAGTGAATTACTTGTAACATAAAAATATCGTCTTCCACCACCACTCGTTTTGCTATCAGAACTTTTTCCTTTTACTAAGTAAACAAGTTCACCTACTACGGGAACTCTTTTGATATTTACGTCAAGTGGATATACGATTTCTGTAGTTAGTGAAGACCCTGTAGAGGTTTTTATCGCTACTTCTATTCCATGTAGGTTATCACCATCACTATCTACTAACTCTATCTTTGTTACAAGTCCATAAAGATTACTCATCTTCGTCTCCTTTGACAGGTAGGTCCTTTTCTACCTCGTCTATGGCATCCATTAGTTGTCTTTTCTCTTCGTCACTTAATAATAGACCACCACCTTCGTTGTTGTTATCTTTCATTAATCTCTGTACGATTGCTGCTAACTTAATTAATGCGTCATCGTTCTTTACAGATATCTCAAGATATTCTTTTATTAAAGGAACAACTACTGAAGCATCATTTAGGTTCTTGACCATTGGTTCAAGTTGTGCAATCAGTAGTTTTATTTGTCGGTCTTTCTTTTTTTGATTTGAATAAATGTCTGACATCAAATCTTGAAATGACCTTCCTTTAAAAATTTCGTCTTCTATGTTCATTAGATAAACTCCTCTATTCTATGATTGAGTCTGAGGTTTCCTACGTTCAGATAATCAATGTATAGTTCCTTGTATACTAATTTTAGTTTTCCAATTACTTTTGTTATATATTGAGTTTGGACTCCTGTCCTCTCTCTAATAAGTATGTAAAGTGCCTTTTTGTTGTAAGAATACAGGTCTCTTCGTGTTCTAAATAATTCGTTTATTGAATCAGCAATCTTTTGGTCTCTTGGTTTATCAAACATCTTATATAGATTTGCGTCAATATATCTAACATAGAAGTCAAAGAAATCAGACATACTGTCTTTTAGGTTTTGTTCATATACTTCGTTTGTTATATTTCTTGAAGTGTCAATGTACTTTACCTCAGTCTTTTGTTTCATTCTTTGGTAGTTCTGATTATTCTCATTAAACAAGTAGTTTCTAGCTACAACTGTAAAGTATGAGAATGCTCTACCATTTGTTCCATTGAACTTATCTATCTTCTGATTTAGAAACGCGACTACATTTGCTTTCACGTCATCATATGGTACGTCAAAGTAGTAAGTCTTGTATGTGTGAATTACATTTTCAGATAGTTTATCAAATGGATAATGAATAAACCTGTTATAGATTTTATTCTTTAACTTGTCATCATCAGAATTATTATACGCGTTTATTGCGATTTCTGTTATCTTTGTAAAATATCTTTTACTCCTCTTCCTTCGTTTCCTCGGCATAATACGTTTCTAATTTTTCAATGACTTCGTATAATTGTTTAAATACTGTTCCTGTCTCATCGTCTGCTTCAAACGCACCTTTCGTATCTAACTCTTTCATTTTTTGCATAGAATCATCAATTCTACCTGCTATGTTTGCTATCATCTCTTCCTGTTCTTCAATCACATCCTCAGTCGCTTCATTCTTTCTAAGAAGGTTCCAAGTTGTAAATCCTAATACAACGGTTGATAATGATAGTACACTGATTACTATTATTTCTGTCATAATGTTTATTAATCTTCTACTATATCTTTAAACGCGTCAAATACATTTACTTTATTTTCTGTACTTGTGAATGCGTTACTTAACTTAGATTGGGTTGACGGTCTTCCATTTGGATTACGAGTTCCTTTTGATTTGTCAGAACTTTTTTTCCATCTTTGGAATTCAAACTTAGATGCCATCATATCTGCTTGATGTAAGATATGTGGTAACATTGTTTTCAAAACTTTGTCTTTATTAAACTGTCTCAAGTATTCTCTACTTGATTCATCATAAACCCCATCTGTTAATCTAATACCTAAGAATTCCTCTTCAGTTAATTTAATTCCAAAGTGTATAAGGTGAAAGAAAGTTCTATCGTGTGTATCCATATAATGGTTACTTGGATTTAACTTATACATTTTACCTTGATTCTTTCTATGCCATTCTGAATCATTTTTTAGATAGTGGTCTGCGTCAACAGAACCCAACTTACCTAAGTCGTGATGTATAGCTGAAAAGATTACGGATTCTTTAGATATCTCACCTTCCTCTATCATACCTAATTCCAAATACATATCATATAACTTAAGTGCGTTTCTTGTCACTCTAAGTACATGGTCGATGTATCCGCCAGGAAATGAATTGTGGAAGTGTTCAAATGATGACGCAGGTGTGTAGATAATTCTATCTTCAAAGTGGTCATACATTTTGTTTAGTTTTTCTAATCTCTCACCTGTAAAGGATTTGTTGATTAGTTTTCGGAACTTTTCATAATTACTTTTAAGTTCCTCTGCTGTAAAGAAATTTGTCATTTTATATTATTTTATCTATTATTCCTAATTCAAGTGCTTTGTCAGAAGACATGAAGTAATCTGTTGAAGAAATATTTTCCCAATACTCTTGGTCCTTCTTACTGTGTTCTGCCATCAACACGTTACACTCTTTTTCTAACTCCTCACTAAATTTAGCGTTAGATTTAACATCACTCAATTTACCTACTACTATTGTAGACAATTGGTGTACCATAATCTTAGAGTGTTTAGAAACCATTCGGGTTCCTGTAGCACAAGTCAACAAGAGTGCTGCTGCTGACATTGCTCCACCTCTTACTATTACATTAAACTTGACACCATACTTTTCTTGAGATTTCATAAAATCGATTAACCCAAGTGTTTCTATAACATCACCACCTGGCGAATTCAATAAGATATTAAATGTCTTAATGTCTTCTCCTGCTAAATTGTTTAGTAATCTCGTTTTAGCTATAATATCAAATGTAAGTCCTGATTGTATTTCACCTTCAATGATAATCACGTTATCTTTAGTGTCAATACCATAATCAAACTGTCTGAAGTATTTTCTATCCAAATCGTTCTCCGTTGATTCTGACTTCTGTACTCTCTCTGCTTTGTCTAACTCGTTATCTAAGTTTTCTTCGTTAAACTCTTCGCCGTATAGTGTTTCACTCATAGTTTAATTTAATTTGTTACTAATATACAAATAATTTTTGTAATTACCAAATGTTTTGTTGAGTTTATATTTTTCTTCCGTAAACGTGTTTGGGTATTGGTTTAGGTTTAGGTTCTTTAGCTACCTGTTCTTCACCATAAAGAATTCTTTTATTTTCTTCAGGTGGTGTAAATCCTCTCGCCTCATCAGGTAATTTAAACCCTCTTACCCTGTCTTCTTCTTTGTCTTGTGGGACTTCCAAAACTTCTTCCACTTCTTTCTCTTGTTCTTCCTCTCCACTTGTTCCCAATGGTTCTTCGTGTTGAGATACCTCGTCCCCATCGTTCTCAGACAAAACAGGAGTGCTATTATTGATATCCCTATCATCGATGCTATCAGTATCGTTGCTATCAACATCATTATCTCCGTGGTTTCCATTCTTATTCCTTCCAATTAATTTATTTAATGCAATGACCATCGCAATTGCTAATGGGTCAAATACAAATACTATCAACAGTGTAAACCAATTTACAATTATATTCATAGGTTTACCTGTTAGTTCTGCCATATATCTCAATGGTCCTATTTCTGCTGCAACTTCATTGTTAGATTCCAAGTCTAATACTTGTAAATCAAGTTTTGTTATTGAGTCTGTTAATTGTTCTATCTTGATGTTTATCTCTGACCTTGATTGAACGGCAGTCTCTAACTCTCTTGTTAATAATTTTCTTGTTGAGGATGATTGAGTTGTAATTATTCTACCTAAAGTATCTGTATACTGTATCTTGTTATTAGAGATACCATTTCTCAAATCAACAATAGATGCTGTTAGGTTACTTTTTTCAGTATTGAAATAATCAAGTTGTTCTTGAAATCTATCTTTCTTCAACTCAATAACATTCACTTTCTTTTCCATAACTCCTAATTGGTCTGCAGTTGTTTGGTATGCTGATGTTAAGAATCCGTAGATACCTAATGATGTAATCACCATTAGTACAACAACAGCAAGTGATAGATACCATTTCATCCAACCTGCGTTTTTCCAATTGTTATGTAGGTATGAAGCAGTCACAAGTTTTGCGACTTCTAATGCTGCTGCCATAATGATGACTTCAAACTTTGCACCTGCGAATAAAGAACTTAATCCAAATACTGAATAATATGCTGCTGCACCTGCTACCGAGAAGGTACTTAAAATCATCAATAAGATAAAACCATTTGACCTGTTAAAAATATTTTTCATTTTTTTTCCTAAAAATTGGTTTTATTAACTTTTAAAATTGTACTTATACTAAAACACCAAGTGCTTAAGTATACTTAAAAGCTTAGTTAACTTAGTGTTATTCTGTAGTATAAATATCAATAAGAAAATTAATTAAATAAATAAAACCAAGCTATCCCCCAACTATGCCCTTTCCGTGTCTACCATAAATGGAAAGATATTTCTGAACAGTTAGTTCTTTTTTCTTAGCTTCAACAACAATATCAAGGTCGTGACCATATGTGTTGATTTCAGAATATATAAAATCAGAGTGAGCTTGTGGTTTTGCAGTCTCATCTTCAAGAGTTCTTGACTCAGAGTAATGTACAATAGGTTTGATATCACCCCAAGTAGACATAGCAAGTTCTAATGCTTCTTGTTCGGTCAGACCACCTGTATTGAATGTATGGTGATGATAATCGAACACAATAGGAATACCAATTCTTTCGTGTATATACATTAAGTCTTTTACTGAATACATACTTGCTTTGTCATCGTTTTCTACAGTCAATCGAGTTTGTACAGACTCGGGTAACTTCTCAAAGTTCTTACAGAATCTATCCATCGCAGATTGTTTGTCACCATAGACACCATTACAGTGAATATTGATTTTGTTGTAAGGAGTTCTACTAAGACCCATCAAGTCAAATATCTCACCGTGTATAGAAAGGTCCGTAATCGTGTTCTGAACGACTTTCTCGTTTGGTGATACAAGAACATTGAAAGGGCCAGGATGTGACGTTATACGTTGTCCATACTTATCAGCAAGATTACCTGCACCATTCAGTAGAATAGAAATTTTACGATAGTCAGGCATTGAACTGAGTGGGAACTCCGATGACCAAGGGATGAGGTTGGAAGTCATACGAAACAATTTGAATCCGTTTTTGTGATTCCACTTGATAACCTCAATCAAGTCTCGTGTATTCTGTAGAGCAAGTTCTGAAGAATACTTTACACCTTCACTAAGGAAGGTTCGTTTAATCATACCACGGTTTGTGGTAACCTTGGGTTTCTGAGAACCCAATGTCATGTTAATACATGCGTAACCTAAGTTTGTCATTTTTTACTATTTAATCTATTACTAATATACAAAATATTTTTCTAAAATCCAAACGATAATTGTTTTTTATTATCGTACTTCCATCCTAAGTTATATAGAACTATCATTCTTAACTTATCATAGAGGTCTGAATTTTTATCTAACCATGTAAGACCTTTTCTAATACTAACTTGAGGGTTTGATTTATTAAATGCATTGAACTGATGATATCCATCTGCCCAACCATGTATCAAACCATTTTTGTTATCAGTTATATAGAAACAATCTAAAGGGTGTTTAATCTGATTCATATTATTTAAAAATTACCAGGCGCAACCTGAAAACAAGAGATACCATTAGCTCTCCACATATCTACTACCTTTTGTCTATCGTCAAATACACAAAGGATATCTTTCTTATCTAAATCATTTAACCAATTTTGTTTTAGAACATCATCGGGTGTGAATTTATCTTTTTTATTATTAGGTCTCATTTGAAGTTTATCAAATGGTACTTTCCAATATTTTAACCAATTAATAGTAACATCTTTACTATTGTCTAATCTACCACTAAATATAAAGATTTTGAAACCTTGTTTTTTGAATGTTTGTGCCGTAGTGATTACAGACATATTCGGAGCATCCATTGCTACATTCTTTGGGTCGAAAAAGAAATCCCAATCCATCTTACCACCACCCATGTTGATAGCTG